ACAGTAGCCCTTGATCCACTGTCTTCTGTGCCGCTTTCCAACCTTCCGCCTCCACGAGCTTGATAGCCAAGAGATCCCCTCCTAGTTGCTGTCCGCTAATTCGCGGTCAAGCTCCGCTTTGACGGCGTTTCCTTGTTTGGAAAGTGCCCTCTCTGCGGCATTTTTGATTGTCCGTTGATGCTGCGAACGTCGAGCATCCTTCATCTTCCAAGCGAGCTTGCGAAGTGACGCGTGCTTACCCACGCCTGTGTCACCTCCAACAACTGCCAGGATGGTGCACCGACAGTTGATATCTTCCTCTGGCGCTCCAAGCTCTCCGGGATGCGGACCCGCCGCACCCGATGAAGAGGTGAAGTCTTCACTGATATCCACACGCTGTCCGTCTAGCTCAACGTGGGTGTCACGCACCGAGGCGTCACGCACCGAGAGCCATTCTTTTTCTTCGACTCCGCCTTGCTTCATCCCTTCAAGTGCGCCAAAGCCTGACGCTCGCGTCGATTCCGTCACACCGATTCGCAGGGCTCGATAGGCTCCGCCCTTGCCCTTGAAGACGCGCATGATTGCCGGAACAACCTCGTTGAGCGTGCGCCCCTCGGACACGCCTTCGGAGAGAATGTTCCGGATGCGCTTGCGGCTGACGTCTCCAACCTTCTTCGCGCGCTTCATCGAATTGTTTTTGAGGAATGAAACAACCCGACGGTTATGCACATCAAACTTCACGCCGGGTGCTATGTCGTTGAGCGTGCGCTGTCCGAAGTCCGCAACTGCCGTAGCGATTGATGGACCTACGATCTTCGCAAACTCTTTGTCAGTGATCTTGCGCCCGAGCGCTGCGGCCAGACGCTTTGCTTCCTCTTTCGTCAGCGCGATCTTCGGTGCGCGCGTAACGATGGACTTATCATCGTCTTCCGGCTCCGGCTCGTCTTCGGCAACCTCCGTCGATCCGGCCGGCGTCTCCGATGCCACGACACCCAAGCCATGGACGAAGACCTTACCCGCTTCTTTCGGAAGCTCAGTGTGCCCAGACAGCTCGCGCCATTCATCAACGCTATGCGCGCTGTACAATCCGCCCGCCGTCATCGCAGCAAGTTTGAAATCAGCATCGTCGCTCACAGGCGATACATAGCTGACAATCATGTTTTCAGAGTTGGCAAACATCGGAAGTAACCAACGCTGAAATGCCGTTGCGCCCTTGTCACACCGAGGCACCAACACATACTGTTGATAGATGTAAGAGCTTGCCGTAATCGTGGCGCGATTCGATGACTCCAACACACCCATGATTTCGGGAGGGATGCCTACCGTCTGTAGGAATACGTCGCGCTCTTGCTCTCGCAGTTTGGAAAACTCCAACTCTTCCATCGTCTGCGAAATCTTTTCGATCTTCACTTCTCGGTTGAGGAAGATCGGAAGCTTTCGACGGAGGATGCCTTTCAGCTTGGCCATCCATCCATCTTCAAACCGGGCCAACTCTTCGTCGCCCGTTCCATCAACCATGACAATCATGTCAGCAACGGCGCCGTTCTGCAGCGCTGACACAATGTGGTGTGTAGAGAATTCGTGCGCGTCGATATCTTCGGACAACGCTTGACCTAGACCGGCACCACGTCCATATGGAAAGTATGGATCCATCTCCAACAGCCACACCATCTGTGTCATGGGCACGTTGGTAGTAGCGGCACCGTAGCCAACTGCGCGAAGACGGAAATGGTCGGTGCCACCCGGCAACGGAATCTGTTCAATCCATTGTGGCGGTATCACCCACCATTCAACGGGATCTCCCATCCCATTGCCCGCGCGCTCCACGAGCATGTAAGCCTCTCCGACAAGATCGGCCATGACGTAGAAGGCTTTGAGCATCGTCTTGCCCGCGTGGAGCTTGTTACCACTCTCGACGAATGCAGGCAGCGGATGCGTCTCAACAACGTCGAGCACACCCGCACGACGCATCTCTTTGATGATGCGTGTTCGCCCGGGCGCTGACGGTGCCGTGCGCTGGAGATACTTTAGGGTGTTGATATCTTTCGACGAAGCGGAACGCGTAGGACCCAACACCTGCCATTCGGTGGAGACGAGAGAATCTCCAATCTTTCCGAACAGCGCGCGTATCCATGGGCTTTCCCCATAGGACTTCAACAGCTCGCGTGTGCCACGTCTCGGCCACTGTCGCGACTGTGCTTGTCCAAGCGACAGCCGATTACCCAGCGGCTTGACGGTGGAGCCGTCTCGTTTGACGGTTAGAACGCGTCCGGCCATCTCCTCCCCTTCGACGGGGGAAGAGATCAGCGCACGCTAAACGCCGGCTCTACATCCCCGCACAGTGTGAGAGCGGCTGCATCGAATTCGTCAGGGCTGTCCCCACCGAGCCGCTCTTTGGTCGCATCCTTAGCTTCAATCTTGATTTTCATTTTGCCGCTCGACGAAGGGCCCCATTTGATTTCACGCGCTTGACGTTCCAACTCTTTGTCGCGTGGATCTAGGTCGAGCATGTCGCGTTCTAGCAAGTCGCGAAACTGCCAATACATCTCGGCTTTTTTATTGGCAAAGTCATCGGGTCGCCATGCGCGCGAACCAAAGGTGATACCGACGATTTGGATTCCGGATGGATCCAATTCTTTCAAACGATCAACAACTCCGGATCCCAAGCCATCCATATCGACATACACACGTTTGCACTTCTCTTTGCGTGCCGCGCGTATGACGTGCCCCGTCACAACCATCAAGTCAGGCACTCGCAATGTTTGCACGTGCCGTAAGACTCTGCCCTTCTTTACGTAGATGCAGGATTGATCCGAGCCTCCACGTGCTACGTCCACACCGAGCACGGGCGCTGGCGGGTAGGGATCTTTGCGAGCGTCGAGCTTGTATCCCTTTGCCAACAACCGCTCGGTAACGAGAGCATCCGGGCGATTGTCTGGAAACTGTGCGAGCACACGCGCGAGAAAGAAGGGATGCGAAGGTCCCCATTTCTCCAACATCATCCGTACCCACGACGGACGGACGAGCCCCGGATACGGGAGTTTGGCATCGCCTTGCTTCGCTTCCCATTCCCCGCTTTCAATGTCTTCCATCGTGATGCCGAAGACGAAGAAGTTTGGAGTATCGAAAGCGGAGATGCGCCACGAGTTGACGCGTGGATCCGAGAAGGCCCGATGAAAGTCTGTGCCGACAAGCAACGGGTTACCGATCAACAACACCCTAGAGTTACCAGAGGAGACCAAGCCGTCGATTGCCTCGAATTGAGATGATGGAATACCGCCCGCTTCGTCCACCAACACGAGCATGTTTTCAGCGTGAAGACCCGCTAGCGAGTCCGGACTGCTTTCGCTCGTGGTAAAGCCTAGGACGTACCAATCAGCCGAGCCCGCTTTTCTACGCTTGCGCTCCTCCGGATCTTTCGAGTGCACGCGCGTGCGTGAAGGCAGCTCCCAATGCTGTGTGATGGGATGGCCACCGAGCGGAATCTTTGCGTTGCGGTGTGCGACGCGTAGCTCTTTGAACAAGCCGAATCGCACCTGACGTGCGGTTGGTGCGGTGATGAGCGAAGCGGAGCGTGGATGATTTGGTGCATACCACGCAACAACCCACGCTGCGCCTGTCGTCTTGCCCGCTGCGTTGCAAGAGGCAATCGCAGTATACGGATGGCGCTTGATAGATTCGGCCATCCGCACTTGCGCGGGCCATGGATTGGTGCCCAACACGTTCCGCATGTACCAAGCGGGGTTGGACTTCGCTAACCGAGCAACCCGCAACGCGCCGGAGACGGACAGCAACTTTGTTGCGGGGCTACGCAGCATAGGGTTGCCCGTCTCCGGTCGTTGATCGGGCTATCACATGGTCAGCTCTCAGTGAAGGGTGTTTAGCCACGAGCGGTAACGGACTCATGGCGTTTGACGTCGAAAACTATACTCATGGCACAGGCACGAGCGAAAGCCCCCACGTATATACATAGTAAGATCAAGGGCTTACGTGATTTCGTCATTATCAGTTTGCATGTAGGCGTCTTCGGGTCGCACGATCTTGTACGTTGGACGATACAGAAGCGCTCGTGCGTCCAACGCTGTCTCAACGGCTGCGCGTCCGTCACTTCGCAGCGTTCCAACGTTTCGTCGATCCCACGTCACGCTTGCACGCGGCCACAGCTCGCGCGCTCGACGTGCGACAGCGCGCGCTCCACCAACGCGCTCGCCATGGAATAGGTAGAACGCGCGAAATCCCCAAATGCATGCGCGCTCGGCGTCGATCATCACTCGCGATAGATCGACGATGAGATCGGCAAACGTATACTTTAGGGGTGTAGAGCTGCGAATGCGCTGCGGGTCGACGACAACTCTACATGGCCACGTCGAGCCGCACGAGCCGCAATGTGCTGCCCGTCTAAAGTCTGGCTCCGCATAATCCATGCGTCGCTTCGACGATCCACACTGACACTCTTCTGGGTAGATGACGCCGGAGTCTCCGTCATAGCGGATTGCCTTCGCGCCTAGCAATCCGTGTCGAAGTTCAAAGTGCGAACGTGCCGCACTCTCGGCTGTCCATTTCACGGCGCTTCCTCATTACCGTTGCCGTTATCGTGTCCATTGCCATTGCCGCGAAGCTCCTCTTCTTCGGCGGACGCAATGAGATCAGCCCACGTGCCGGCGTGCACGCCATCCGAATCGGTGTGGCGCGTGGCAATAAACTGCGCGCTCTTGAGCATGGCGTCAGAGTGCACCTTGTCACGTCCAACGGTAACGCTGTCGTCATACACGCGGTGCGCGCCGGAAGCGATGATGACAGAGAGCGCAGCTCGCGATTGGATGTGCGCCTCTGTGGCTATCTGATACTCCGCGTGGAATTCAGCGTCATTCTCCGCCCATTTCCGCAACGTGCCGGGTGACGGATAAGCGGCATGCGCCCGTCGGATTTCTGACAGAGTGTGCCCTTGCGCGTAGAGATCAACGACAATAAGCGCCACCTCCGTCGTGTCCATCCCGGGTCGCCAACGCGTGGGCGGTATCGGAACGTGGCTCATCAACTCTTTGCGAGACGTAAAGCGCGTCTGCCCTGCGTCGTATTCAATCTCCGCCTTCTGGCGCAGGTGCCAGACGGACAGCTCGGATCGCATGCGCGCAAGCGCGATCGCCTTCGCAACTTCGCTGCGATCATCGTCTGTCATGTCATCGTCGGTGATGGAGAGCTTTGCCTTTGCCTTGGGCTTGGCTCGACGCACCACACGGCGCTTGATCTTCGTTGTTTTCCGCTGGGGACTCTTCTTTGGTTTGGGCATGGCTCGCAACTTTAGGGGGAATATTAATCGCTGTATATCAACGGAGAAGGGAGAGCGCCGGCCGCTCTCCCATTCCGTGTCATCGCTCGACTAGACAACAGCTCCAACGAGCTTGCGTGCTAGAGGATGCTCCATCGTCAGTCTGAATCCGGATGCTTGTGCGTGCCCACCCCCGCCGTGTGCGCGCGCGAAGAGTGAACAATCGAAGGTAGCGTCACTACGCAGTGAGCAGTTGATCTGCCCATCTCGTGCGACGTGCCATGCGAGCGCCATCGGATAGCCCGTCTGTTTCAACGATGCTTCCAACACATCCGACACGCCGGTATAGCTGACGTTGACGGCAGAGAATTTGACGTAATGGAGTGCCTTCGCTCCGTCCGTCTTGTCTCCGTCACCAACCCATGAGTATTCATCAACGGTGTACAGATTGCGCAAAGCGTCTTGGATGTAGTGATCTAGATAGCGCTTGCATCCACGAGCAATGCCGATCACGTCTTCTACGCGAAGCGCGGCCATCGCATCCCATGCCTCCAACGTGTAAGGCGCAGTGCGGATGAACAGCGACACATCACGCGAGTCCGGAAGTTTGAAGCGCCATAGGTCCCGATCCTCGACGTAATCAACAATCCACGGTCGATCGGATCCGGGATATAGCCAATCCCATGTGAGCCCAGCTCCCGAGCGCTCCATATCAAAGATGCAGTAATTCAGTCCGCGAAGATCCGCTTCGGCTGTCTTATGATGGTCTAGGACGATGAGGCTGCCTTCAAACACGCTCGCGTTCTGTCCCATGCTGATCGACTGTCCAAGCGCTGCGGTGTAGAGCTTTTCCAGTTTCTCTCGTGGGTAAGAGAAATCGACCACGCACACGTCACGCCCGGCCGCTTTGTCGTATGGAGGATCTTGACCATACGCGCCAGCGAACAACTCTGCCGATCTACCCTCGTCACGATAGGAACGCGCGGCAATCCATGCTGCGGTGAAACCATCGGGACAGTTGCCGTGATAGATGATGAGTGGTGGACGCTCGTTTTCAAACATCGTCAATCACCAAGTCTGGATTGATCTTCACGGGCAGTCCGTAAAAGATGCCTTCTCGGATGATGCGCCCGCGCTGTGCAAGAGACAGAATCGCGCTGCGCACCTCGTTGGTTGTTGGCTTTGTCAGCGACGCACGTTCGATCAACTCTGTTTCAGAGTAAGCGCCCGCAGCCTCCAACAGTCCGATGATGAGCTGTTCAAGATCCGTCAACGTCTCCGCTTCCGTCGTGGCAACAACCTCGTCAACAACTGCCTTCTTCTTTTTCGTCACGTGTCCAACTCCTCTTCTTCGGGGATCAACCCACGCTCGCGTAGCTGCGCCAATGCTTTGATAATGTGGCCGATTGGTGTCTCTAGGTATTGCGCCAGTATCATCGGGCGCAGCTCGTTCCTTTCATTGATGATCGTCAACACATCCGTTTCCAACTCTGACAGCGCTGTATCTACAGGACTCAAATTCCAAACCTCTCCATCATGCGAGCTTCGATATCGTCCCATCTCCACGCGGCACTGGGCTTGCGAATGCTCCGCTTCTGAATGTGCGGCCAGTCTCCACGACGCCACAACCCGCCCGGCGTCAACGCTGCCAAGCGCGCGAGCCTGACGTATTCTTTGTATCCATTCGCAAGCCGCTTGTTGGGCCCAACCATTTCGATCAATGCATCGGTTGACCAATTCGCAGCGCCCTTGACGATCCACACGCAATCACATGCTTCGCCGAATTGGTGCCAACTGTCGCCCGGCATTGCATCGGTTGCCCAGCGCCCGTGTTGCGGTCCAACGCTGTCGAGGAGATCGGCGAGCTTCGTTGCTCCGGCACTGACGAGAGTCTTGATGCCCGCTTCGATCTCCGCGCGCGTGCGAGACTGACGCCACAGCTTGGCTTGCTCGACGGGATGACGCACACCGTCATACATCCGCATTTCAATGCCCATCTTCGCAAGGTCAGCGATGACGGCTGTTGCGCGTCGATGGAATTCCGGTTCAAGACCTTCTGATCTGTCCACGCTCACCTGCCCGTCTTCCTTTCGCAGCGGCTCTTATGTCACGCTGCCGAGCAAGCTCGGACTTCCGTCCATGCTCGCGCCCAAGGTTGTATGCAAACCAAACGGCCGTTGCGACCACGAGCGCACGAGCCGCTAGATACATCCACCCGACGAAGTAAAACGTCAACGCTCCAATGCATCCAACACCGCTCGGACAAAATCAGGAATGCCCACGTCAGTAATGATGAAGCGCGCAGCAACATCGGACACAGCCGGGCCCGGAGCTGCATTCGTCGGTAACACAACATCCAACGGAAGGTCACGATCAATCGCGACGATATCCCCCTCAAGTGCTCCGCTGCCAGCGGGCGGGTAAGGTACGATCAAATCAACATCCGTGTCCGGAGCGCTATCGACGCAAACAAGCTCCGCTCCGTCGAGCCTGCGCGCGCACACAACGTCTCCCGTCGAGCCCGTTGGGATATGGAATCGCATGACGCACGCGCGAGCGTTGAAGGTCTGCCCGTTAGCGTCGATGCCTTTGCGCGTGCACACGATCTGTTGCACTGCGGGTGATTGCTGGGCACGTGCCGGAATGCAAGG